TCAGGGAAGGTCGATAAGGAGAGGTTCGGAAAGGGCGCGGGTGCCGCGCTGGCGGATCGCGAAACGCCCCGCAGGTGCGGCGGCGACGAGGGCCGAGGCCTCGGCCGGGGAAAGCGTCAGCGCGGGGCCGGACTGCTCCCAGCTGGCGAGGGCGCCGTCCGGCCCGCCGAAGCTGACGAGATAGCCCTCGCTGCTTTCGCCGAGCGGCGTATCTGCCTCGTTCGGCCAGTCCCAGGCGCCCCGTGCGCGGCGGGTCCAGCTGACCAGCAGGCCGCCCCCGGGCAGTGCCACCGCCCGGCCGTGGACCGGAGCAAGCGGTCGTTCGCCGATCCCGCGCAGCAGGACCGGCGCGGCAACCGGCACGTCATCGGCAAGCCCGATCGCGGCAAGGGCGAGCGGCGTGCCGGGGCCAAGGCCGGCGGGATCGACCAGCAGCCCGGTTCCGTCGAGCAACAGGAAAGGCTCGCCGGAGATGTGGCTGCCCACGGCCTGCTCCGTGCCGCCGCGCCCGCGCCACAGCCCGGACAGGGACCAGCGGCCTTCGCCCAGCGGTTCAGCCCGGGCAAACTGGATGATCTCCTCGCCCAGCAGCGCCCGGTTGGCACCCTGCGCCAACTGGCGCATCGTTGCGCCAGACAGGCCAAGGTCGGGTGCGGCAAGCTGGACCACGACTGTCCGGTGCCGGTCGAACAGCAGGGGAGACGCAGGCGGCAGCGCCTCTTCGGCGGTGCCGAGCACTGCCCGCGCCCGTCCACTCGCACCGATCGGTTCGAGCGCGCCTTCGCCCCAGTCGCCAAGCACGCTGGCACCGTTCCATCCCGCATTCGCCCCGGAAACCGCCGCAAGCAGCAGTGGTACGGGAGTGGCGCTGTTGCCGTCCCACGGGAGTTCGCAGGCGACCAGAGTGCTGGGAGCCGCCGGGTAGTCGGCGGCAGTCGCGCCGCGGCCCGGGTCGGCTGGCGCTCCCGTGCTGCGGGACGCGGCAAGCCGGATCAGCGTCAGTTCGATTCCCTGCGCGCGCCATTCCCAGTCACGGACGCGCCATTTGCCGGGATGGCCCGGCAGGGTGACCACCGCGCCCGGCCTGACTTGCGGATTCAGCTCTGTCACGCGCCATGAGACGGTTTGCCTGGCCCAACCGGCCCGGGCCGCCGATTGCTGGACCAGCAGGCGGGCCGCGCCGGCTTCCATTGCCGCTGGCAGATCGAGTGCGCGCGGCTGCCCGGGCAAGGGGCGGCCGGCAGCGCGCTGCGCGCCAGGCTGGTAATCGCGGGCCACGTCGTAATAGCGCAGTACCCCGATCGGCTGGTCATCGGCGGGGCCGCGCTTGCGGGCATAGCCGGCGTTGCCGCCAAAGTCCTCGCGGCTGTCCGAAGTTGCTGCTTCGGGCAGCGGGATCGCCGCAGGCTGGACCCGGTCGGGACGGATCACGAGCTGTGCGTCGCAGGCATCGCAATCGGCCGGGAACAGTGGGTCGAGCGCGGCCAGCAGTTCGCCCACCGGACCTTCGCAGGACAAGCCGGCAAGCCCGCCCAGCGGCACGTCGGCATCGCAGTCACTGACCACCCCGTCCAGCAGGTCGCTGATGTTGAGCGGGGCTTCGCCCGCGAATATCTCGAAGCTGAGGGCCGGAATCCGGTTGCCGAAGTCGCCGAGCTGCAGGTCCTCGAACACGACGTAGGCGAGGCCCCGATAGGCCGGACACAGCGCAGTGCCCTCGGCGGCGGCGATCAGGGGATCGGGCGCCTGGTCTCCCTCGCCCGTATGGATCCGCAAGCTGCCACCGGTCTTGAGATCACCCGCCGCGCCGCGCAGCAGCTTGCCATCGGCCCAGATGCGTCCCACGCCCGTGATCGGCCGGCTGGACAGGGCGACCGCGAACGAGGCCGAATAGCTGTAGGTCACGATCGAGGGCTTGCCCTTGCCGTTGCCCTGCTTGTCGCGGTGCTCGACCAGGTCGGTGGCCCAGATGATCTGGCCCGCCGCGCGCATCGCGCCGAAATGGCGCGGCACGGCCAGGCCATAGCTCGACGTGCTGACCGACAGTTCATTGAGGCGCGGGCCTTCGCGGGTCTTGCCGCCGCCAAAGATCGCGCTGTCGATCTGGCGGCCCGCGAAGGCGCCGATGCTGCCGCCAATGGGACCGCCGATGGCGAAGCCGATGGCGGAAAGGATGAGGGTTGCCATGATCGTTCCTTCAGGATGAGCAGGCCAGGCGCCAGTGGCCCAGCAGTTCGCCGGGCGGCAGGCGCGGCTGGAGCACCACCCTGCGCAGGCCCGCGTGGGCGTGGACCCAGCACTTGTCCGGCCCCCGGATCGCGAGGTGGAGCTGGGCCGGGCCGGGCGACAGCATCACGACGTCTCCGGGCAGATAGGGGGCGGGCAGGCAGGGTTCGTCGGCAGGCTGAAAGCCGTAGCTGCGGGGATCGGGCAGCCAATCTGCCGGGTTGCTGAGGCGCAGGGCATAACCGCCAGGGACTTGCACCGGCCTGCCGCAGCTGGCCATCGCGGCCGCGAACAGGCCGATGCAGTCAAGTCCGTGCCGGGGATCGCGCCCGTGCAGCCGGAACGGAACGCCCGCCAGCGCGGCAGCGGCCCGGGCCAGAGCGGGGCCGCTCATCCCGCAGGCGAAGGGTAGCGGGTGACCAGATCGTTGCCAGGCAGGTGCGGTTCGCCCTGAAAATTAACCGTGTTGGCAAAGCGGCTGGCGCAAGTCTCCAGGGTCCGGTCGCACCCCTCGCGCGCGATCACCCGGCTGCCGGGGGCTGGTGGCTCGTCGAGCGGCAGATCGAGCACGATCCCGCCGCCGCTGGTGGTCCCGGCAATGCCGAGCACGAAACCGGCGAGCGGCCCGTCAAGCCAGCGCAGCGTGCCCCCGGCCAGCTGCGCGGGGCTGGCCGGGCAGTCCAGCACGGCGGCGTTGGCCGCGCTGTCCCAGGCGGTCAGCCGTGCCTCGTGGGTGAAGCGCGCGGCGGACAGGGTGCAGCCGGGGCCGCAGAAGGCGGCGCGGCAGCTGGGGCTGGTGCGCGGCACGGGGTCGCGGGCCAGCTCTGCCTTGCGGGAGACCAGCGCGGCGGTGAATCCGCCCGCTTCCTCGGCGACGGTGCCGATCGTGCCGCGATAGATCGCGTGCCGCTCAAGGCTCTCCCAGTCGACCACGCCGATCATCACCGCCGCTCCGTCATAGCGGCCATTGGCCAGATCGTCGGCAGAGATTGCCGCATGGCTGAGCGCGCCTTCGACTTCTGCGCTGTCCGGTTCGAAATCGGCCGAGCGGCGGATCGCGGAGGGGACCATGCCCGGGGCCGCGCGGTGCAAAACGCCTTCGAACCACAGGTCGCGGTCGTGGCTGGTAAAGCCCAGCGTCACCCCGTCGCGGCGCATGACGCGCCAGAAGGTGGCGACGGTTTCCAGCGGCTGGCTGAACCAGACCCGGCTCACTGCCAGTCCTCGCGCAGTTCGATCACCGGAACGCTGGGGGCCTCGCCCGCCGCGAAGGATGCGCCGGAAACTTCCAGCCGGTCCTCGGCGAAGCGCACCGGCACGTCGAACAGGAAGCCGGCCCGGACCTGCGCGCCGCTGGCCGGGGGCAGGGCAAAGCTGACCGTGCCGCCGGGATCGAGGGTCCAGCCGCTGGCGGGCGCGCCGTTCACGCTGACCAGCAGGCTGGCGGCGAGCGGGCGGGTGATGCGCCGCAGCTGCGCGGCATCGCCCGCGCCGTAGCGTTTCACCAGCGGGAAGGCAGAGCGCGTGCCGTCGCCCTCGCCCAGCAGCTGGTCGGTGGCGGTGGGCGTGCCGGTCATGCCGTTCGAGCTGAAGTCGGACAGATCGCGCAGGCGAAATCCGCGCGCCGCGCCGCGCCGGGCGCGGAAGAAGGCGATCAGCTCGCCCAGTTCCGCCTCGGAACGGATGCCCGGTCCGATGTCGAAGCGCAGCCGCGCGTCGGACCACAGGCTGTTGCGCCGCTCGAACCCCGATGCGGTGACCGAGACGCTGGTGGAGAATTCGGGCGTGACCATCGCGTCGCGGCCCAGCGCGAGGGGATAGGCAATATCGTCGAAGGGCTGCATCGTGTCCTCCTGGTGGGCTTGTGCAAGCCGGACGAAGCCGTCGCGGCAGACCTGGGGCAGGGCCCAGACGAAGCATTCATGGGGCTGGCGGGTAAGGGCCTCGTCGATCCCGGCATCGATCCGCCGCCACAGGTCGGGATCGGCTCCGGCGGGAACGAAGCCGGCGAGATAGTCCTGGTCCTGCGGCGGATAGCCCAGCCGCGCATTGGCGGCGGCATAGGCCGCGCGGCGGCGGGCATCGCTGCCTGCGGTCAGCCAGTCGTAATCCTCCAGCTGCAACCGGTCATAGGCCGGGCTGGCCCAGCCGGTCGGCACGTTGGCGCGCCGAACCTCCGGCATGGCCGGGTCGACCACCGACGGGAGGAACACCAGCAACAGCACCTCCGCAGGCTCCGGCGCGGCGGCGGCGCGCACGGCATCGCGCAATGCGGCGGTGGAGCTGGCGAGCAGCGCTCCGGCTGCGTCGAGCAGCGCCTTCTGCGCGGTCGACAGCGGTGCGCGCAGGTCCGCGATCTCGACCGGCGTGCCGCCCAGCGCAGCCCGCGCGGCGGCGTCGTAGATGCAGGGCCGGCCATCGCCGGTGACCCACCACCAGGGCTCGCCGATCTGGAAGCGCACCGGCGCCCCCGCCTCGCGCAGCAGGGCCACGAATTCGCCCGCCACGCCCTGCAGCCAGGCCATCGCCGCACCGCTGGCGGGGGAGAGCAGGGCCGATGGAGGTTCCCAGCCGGTGCGGGCCGCACTGCCGTCAAAGGCGCGCTGCTGCCAGTCGGAGGGGCAGTATTGTGCCAGCAATTCGTAGGAGAGCGAGGCGATCGGTTCGAAGTCAGTATCCAGCGCCGCAGCGAAGAAGGCGCGGTGCCAGGCCCGCGCAGGGGGGCTGAGCAAGCTGCCGGTGGAGACCACCGCAAAACCGCCACCCGCCGGGGCCAGCCGCATGAAGTGGCTCATCCCGACATAATGGAGCAGGCTGCCGCGATAGCCGAGTTGGCGGGCGTTCCTGATAAGGCGCGCAGGCGCCTGATTGCAGCAGTCGTCATAGGCGGTGGCCATGGCAAGACCGTGCGGCGGCACCACGACATCGCCGATTTCCAGCACGGCGCGGTGGCCGCTGCAGCGGATCTCGCTGATTTTGGCCCAGCCTTCGACCGGCGCGGGGAACGCTAGTTCGCTGCCGCCAACATAGCCCGGTGCGACCAGCGAGATAAACATCCGGTCGATTGCCGCCGGATAGACCGGGTCGGCCTCGTCCGGCAGCAGGAAGCCGCCATCGAGCGCCGAGAAAGGCAGGACGATCTGCGCGTCCTCCGGCGTGCCGGTCGCATAGTTCCACAGCCGCACGTACCAGGCCCGCGCCGCGCCGCTGGCGTCGCGGCCCTCGATGGTCAGGGTCGGGCCGTTGACCGCGTCCAGCGGAACGATTCCGCCCGAGCGCCAGCGAAAGCTCAGCATGGTGCGCGAATAGTCGCGGTCCGTCGCATAGGCGAGCAGCGGATGGTCGTAGCGGTCGGCGCTGTCCCAGATGATGCCGGCGAGATCGCTCTCGCGCATGAACACGGCATCGACGCGCAGTGCATCGGGCGCGGTGGTGACCAGCGAGGCGAGCATCGGGCGCGGAAAGTTGACGGTCCAGTAAAGCGGATCGAACCGCTGGATCCAATCGCTGTCCTGCCCGTTGCGCCGTGCGGCGAGCCAGAAGGCCATGATGAGGTGTTCCTGTCTGTCAAAGGTTGCCAAGCGCGCGGCGCACCGCGCTGGCGACCTGGCGGCTGGAGCGCTGCAGCGCTTGCGGCGCGCTGGTTCCCGGCGGTGCGGCAATGGTGATCGCCACCCGCACGTCGCGCGGGGCTTGCGGCAGTGCGGCTTCGACCCGTCCGGCACTGGTGGGCACGAACAATTCCGGCCCGCGCTCGCCGACGATGAAGGGGCGTTCGGGGGACACCGCCCCCCCGGTGGCGCGCCCGGGGAGGCCGGAAATCGCGCCGATCAGCGCGCCCAGCCCGCCGGAGCTGCCACCTGCCGGCTGCGGCGAGCCGATACCCGAGATGGCGCCGATCAGGCCGTCGATTCCGGAACTGCCCCCGCTGCCGCCCCCCGAAATCGAACCGAGGATCGAGCCGACCAGTCCGCCGATGCCCGACCCGGCACCGCTTCCGCCAGTCTGACCGCCGCCCAGCAGCGATCCGATCAGGCCGCCGAGGCCTCCGCCGCCCGACCCGCCCTGCGGCGCGCTGGCGAACAGCGAGCGGATTGCCTGGGCGGCGATCTGGTCGATCACGTTGAAGGCGATGCGCTTCAAGTCCTCGAAGCCGAGGCTGCCCTTGCGCAGCGCGCTGAGCAATCCGCGTTCCAGCACATCGCCGGCCTTGGCAAAGCCGTCCAGCAACTGGCCATCGAAACTGCCGCGCATGGCGGCGACATCCTGCGCAAAGCCCTGGGTATTGGCGCGCAGGTCGATCATCAGGGTATCGACCGGGTCAGTCATGGTCGCGCTCCATCAGGCGGTTGAGTTCGGTTCGGTCGAGCGGGCGGCCCGGCGCAGCCGTGGGCGGGGCCAGGATCGCGGCCAGTTCGGCAGGGGTGGCGTGCCAGAACTCGTCCGGCCGCCAGCCCAGCAGCCGCCCGGCCAGCCCGGCCAGACGCGCCGCGCCCGGACCGAACGACTGGCCGTGCGGGGGCTCGCTCATTGGACGGGCCCGGCCTCGCCCTGGAGGATCTGGGCAAGCAGGGTGCGCAGCGGCTTGCTGGCTTCGGCCAGGCCCAGCGCGATCACCGTCTGGCCCAGATCGTCACGGGTCACGCCATCGCGCGCTGCCAGGCAGTGCCAGAACAGCGCGACCAGTTCGGCCAGTCGCAGCTGACCCGCCGCCGCGCGCTCGACCAGCGCGAACAGCGGGCCAAGCTCTTCCTCGGCGGCGACCAGTGCGGCGAAGCTGGGGCGCAGCACCCGCGCTTCGCCCCTGATTGCCAGCACTGCTTCGCCCCGGTGGGGATTGGCGCCGCCGCTCACGCCGCAGGCACCGCAGTGATCGGGCCGGAGCTTTCCAGCTGCAGGGTGTAATTGCGCTCGCCGTTGAAATCGCCCGAATAGTCGAGCTTCTGGACCAGGAAGCTGCCGCGCAGCTTTTCCCCGTCCTCGAAGCTCAGTTCATAGCTGTCGAGCGTGCCGTTCATCGCGTTGGTGCGCAGCTGCGCCTCGGCGGCGCTGCCCAGGAAAATCCCGGCAGCGGTGACGGAGACCGAGCGCACCCCGGCACCGGAAAGGAGTTCGCGCCAGCCGGCGCTGTCCTTGCTGGTGACGACCACGCTGTCGCCGGTGATCGACATCTGCGTGGTGCGCAGGCCCGCAACAGTGCGGTAGACCGGCGGCTCGGCGCCGTCGGTGATCTTGAGCAGGAAGGCGCTGCCTTTCTGTGCGGTCATGGTCTTTCTCCTGGTTGGATGGGATCAGTCCGCCAGCAGGCGGAAGCGGTATTCGATCAGGATCGCGCGGGTGTTCCCGGCGCGCTGTTCGGCGCGGGCGCGCAGGAACTGGGCGTTCACCACCCGGAAGCCCGCTTGCGCGGCGGGCAGGGCGGCGATCCGCGCCTCGATTCCGGCGGTCAGCGCGGCGGCGCTGCCTGGCTGATCGCCCCGGCAGTGCAGTTCCAGCGCGATCCGGACTTCGCGGCCCGCACGGTCCTTCACCGACCAGTCGGCGCTGGCGCTGGCGGCAATCGCCAGCCACGGCAGGGCGCTGCGCGAAGGGGCTTCCTCGACGATCGCGTTGAGCTGGCCGGACAGCGCCGGATCGGCGGCCAG